AGAAGACCGATTCAGACGTAGACGATAAGCTAGTTGCTTTGTTGAAGAAATCTTTAGATAAGAAATCTGCTTAATCAGCAGTTTCGCATTTACCCATGTGGGTTGGCACTAGACGACAATTCAATGGGTTGATAATTGGAGGAATAGCTATGATGTTAACTAAGAACTTTTCTAGTGCAGAAATGATGTGTAGTTGCGGATGTGGATCTGATGACATGGATCAAGATTTTATGACTATACTGCAGAACATTAGAGAAGAGATGAATAGACCTTTAAAGATTAGTAGTGGAGTACGTTGCGCTAAACATAATTCACTAGTTAGCTCAACTGGCAATAACGGCCCCCACGTTCCAAGAACTAAAGGTACTATGGCGAGTGATATTTTAATATCTGGAGCTGATGCACTAAGACTTATAGATATTGCCAGGAAGCATGGTGTAAGTGGAGTAGGTATATCGCAGAGAGGGCCACATGCTAAAAGATTTATACATATTGATACACTCTCTGACGATAAACATCCTAGACCTACTATGTGGTCGTATTAGATATGGCAGATGCTAATAGTCCTACTTTTACATATTCAGATGATGAGTTTATGTGTGTGTTTAATCACATTCTTATTAATGAAAAAATTGCAGAACCAGTTGTAGATATAGATGCTACGCTACCTAGTGCACAATACGATAGTTTAGAATTAGTTATGTTATTTGGTTGGCTCTCTGAGATGTTTAATATTGATTTTGATTTAGTAGATGTGGATGCACTTTTACTTAAAAAAGATGTAACATTAAGAGAACTTAAAGATGTGGTTGCTGATACTGCAACTATTAATCTTAGTTTTAGTGATTTAGAGAGTTACAATATATGCCAATAACATCTGGTAAATGTAACTATATACAAAAAGGGCAAGCTACGTTAATACACGGTTATAGTGTAGATTTAAGTGGATCTATAGTGATAGGCATATTCATAGGTAAGCAGATAAGAGATAAATTTAATTTTGCAGATGTATGGAGACACTTTGTAACTAACATAGTAAAAGAAAAGAATATATATTGTGTTATATATGACGGGGCAGTAGACACCCATGTATTTAAAAACCAAATGGAGTATCACTCTATTATAGACGGATTAAAAGTGTATAAAATAAATAATTTTGTATTAGATAATCCTGCTGCTTATCCAAATATTATAACTGAAGTTGTTTAATGGCCATTGTTTCTCCTGGAATAAAAAATATTACTGAGTCTGATTCTGCAGAATTGGTGGATTGGAAAAGTCCTCCTAGCTTACTTGATTTAAAGCAAGACTATTCAGCAGCTAAACCCGCACATACACTACATACTGCTGCTGTAGATAGGTGGCTAGATGTGCTAGAGGGAACTCAAGTAATTAATGCTAAAAAAGGCAGAAGTAGAATAGTACCTAAATTAGTTAGAAAGCAAGCTGAATGGCGTTATTCTGCATTAGCTGAACCTTTCTTATCTACAGATGATCTATTTAATACTGCTCCTGCTACCTTTGAAGATAAGCAGTCAGCTGTCCAAAATGGGCAGGTATTAAATTACCAGATTAATTGCAAAATAAATAAAACTAAATTTATAGATGAGTATGTTAGAGCTGCTGTAGACGAAGGTACAGTTATAGTAAAAGTAGGTTGGGAGTTTGAAGAAACCACTAAGGATGTAGAAGTTCCTGATTTTGAATTACAACCTACTGCAGACGCAGAAGCAACGCATCAGCAGTTACATACTATGATGCAGGAGTCTCCCGAGCAGTATCGTGCAGAAATACCTATAGAAGTCCAACAAGCTCACGAAGTAACTATGCAACAGGGGACTCCTGTACTCCCAGTACAAGTGGGTTCACACACAGAAGAACAAACTATTACTACCAAAAATCAACCCATACTAGAAGTATGTAACTATAATAATATAGTTATAGATCCTACTTGTAATGGAGATATACAGGAAGCAAAGTTTGTAGTGTATAGTTTCGAATCTTCCCTTTCAGAATTAAAAAAAGATGGTAGGTATAAGAATTTAGATTCAATTAACTTTGATGATAACTCTATTCTTAGTGAACCAGATCATGCTATTACAGATGATAGTAATTTTGTTTTCCAGGATACACCCAGGAAACAAGTTGTAGTAAAAGAATACTGGGGATACTGGGATATACATGATACAGGAGAAGTAGTACCATTTGTTGCTTCATGGGTAGGGAGTACTATTATAAGGTTAGAAGAAAACCCGTATCCGGATAAAGAACTACCTTTTGTTTTAGTTCAGTATTTACCTAAAAGAAGAAGTATTTACGGAGAACCTGATGCTCACTTGTTAGAAGATAACCAAAGGATTATCGGAGCAGTAACTAGAGGGATAATAGATGTTATTGGTAGAAGTGCAAATGGACAACAAGGTATTCGTAAAGATGCCCTAGATATCACTAATTCCAGGAAATTTGAAAGGGGGGAAGACTTTAAGTTTAATGCCAATACAGATCCTAAGTCTGCTTTTTACATGGAAACTTATCCAGAGATTCCTAGATCTGCATTAGAAGTGTTAAATATGCAGAATAATGAAGCAGAATCACTTACAGGCATAAAAGCATTTACCCAAGGCATTTCAGGGCAAGCTTTGGGGTCTACAGCAACCGGAATTAGGTCTGCTCTTGATGCTACATCAAAAAGAGAATTAGGTATCCTTAGACGGCTCTCTGACGGTTTAAATCAAATTGGACGAAAAGTTATATCTATGAATGCTGAATTTCTCGATGATGAAGAAATTATAAGAATAACTAATAATGAATTAGTTGCTATTAATAGAGATGATTTAGGTGGTAAATATGATATTAAACTAAATATATCTACTGCAGAAGCTGATAATGAAAAAGCACAAGAATTAGCATTTATGTTGCAAACAATGGGTAATTCGTTACCATTAGATATGTCTAAGATGGTTTTAAGTGATATTGCCCGGTTAAGGAAAATGCCTGAGCTAGCTAAGCAAATTGCAGAATATCAATCTCAGCCTGATCCGTTAGCTCAGCAAAAAGCACAACTAGAACTGCAGTTACTACAAGCGCAAATAGCTAATGAAACCGCTAAAGGACAAGAAAATGCTATAGATGTTCAGTACAAAACAGCTAAAACTCAAACTGAAATAGCTAAAGCCAGAGGATTAGATAGTCAATCCGACTTAAAAGATTTAGACTTTTTAGAACAAGAATCCGGTGTAGGAAGGGAACATGAGAATCAAATAGCTTCGTTAAAACATAATCAAAATATGGAATCTAAAGATCATAGTAGATTATCCGATCTTGATAAATTAGCCTTTCAAAATATGGCTCAACCAACAAACAATGTACAATAATGAATGATTTAGAACATGTTGATATACAGATAACTACAGCAGAAAAACTAGTTTTACTGCGAGATAATTTTTATAAGTTATCTGAGAATAAACATTTTAAAGAAATAATTATGAATGATTATTTCAAAGAAGAGGCAGCCAGGTTAGTTATGGCTAAAAGTAATGCTAATTTAGATGAAACACAGCAACGTTCCATTGATAATATGATTGCTGGGATAGGTAGTCTATCTAATTATTTTGATATGATTATTCGTCGAGGTAATGAAATGGAAGCTAGTTTGAAAGATTTTGAACAAACCAGAGAAGAAATTCTCGCAGAGGAGGTTAATTAATTATGGATAATGTATTAGGCCTTTCAGATGATGAGTTCTTAAAAAAGAATAGTGAAGAACTCTCGGCAACAGAAGATTCACAAGAATCGGCTGACACAGTTACGACTGAAGGAGACATTGCTAATGATACTATTAGTAATGAAAGTGATAATGCTACTGGCGACACCCAAGAGATTGTTGAAGAAGACACTTCAGAGGAAGAACTGGACACTTTGCCTGAGGATACTCAAGCAGATGCTCAACCTTTCGCTGAAGATACTAACTCAGAATCTGTTGATGCAGATAGTAATGAAAAGAATACAGACACACCTGAGGATACACCTCAAGAGACTGATACTTTTAATTACGAGGATGCGTACAACCAGGTAACAGCTCCATTCAAAGCTAATGGTGCAACTATGCAGGTCAAATCACCTGAAGATATAGTTAGGTTAATGCAGATGGGCGCAGGTGCTCAGAAGCAAATGGCCAAACTGAAACCTAATCTTAAGTTAATTAAGATGTTGGAGAATAATAATCTTCTGGATGAACGTAGATTAAATAATTTAATTGATCTATCTAAAAATGACAGCAAAGCTATTGCTAAATTAGTTAAGGATAGTGGTGTAGACCCTGATGACATTGACATAGAAAATGCCAGCACTTACCAACCTAATAATTATACTGTAACAGACAGTGAGTATGAGCTAGATCAAGTACTAGATAGCATAAAGCACACGGATACTTTTGATAAAACCATTGACTTATTAACGTCAGAATGGGATGACAAGAGTAAAACGTTTGTATCAGAAAACCCTAATGTAATTAAGGTGATTAATGATCATATGCTAAATGGTGTCTATGATAAAGTGAATGCTGTTATGCAACAAGATAAGGCTCTAGGTAAATTAGCTGGAGTATCTGATGTTGATGCATACAAACAAATTATAGATATGTTAGCTAAAAATGGGGAACTTGTTGATGGAAATCAGCAAGCACCTGTTCCATCTAACGTAACGGATATAGGGGATGTTGGTTCGGCTAAGCGTAAGCAAAATCGTAAAGCGGCAGCTCCCACTAAACAAACGAATACTAGCAATAGTTCTAAACAGGATGTTAGTTATCTAACATTATCTGATGATGAATTTATGGCTAAGTATGCTTAATCTTAAATTAAATTAGAAGGAGGTCACTATGGCCGAACAACAATATAATAATCCGGGCACAACTGCGTCAAGTATTGGGGCACAGGCTCGTACTGATTTTTACGAGAAAAAAGCGATTATCGCTGTCAGGGATAAACAGTATTTTTCTCCTTTGGCTAGTGTTAAAGCTATGCCTAAAAATATGGGTAAGAAAATTAAGCAGGATGTATATGTTCCTTTGCTTGATGATCGCAACGTAAACGACCAAGGTTTAGATGCAGCAGGTTTAATTATTACTCCGTCTAAATGGCAGGCGTTCAATGCTGCTGGTACTGAAATTGTAACTGGCACAGGATGGACTGCAGCCACAGCAACTACTGCAGGATACTTTGCTACTGAAGCTAACGCAATAACTGCTGCGGGAGATTATGGTAGTGTCCAAGAAACTGGAGGTCATATATTTGGTAGCCAGAAAGATATTGGATCTATTGCTGCTAAGATTCCTGCTCTTTCCGAGTCAGGTGGACGTGTAAATAGAGTTGGTTTTACTCGTTTGCAAGTAGAAGCTGATCTAAAGAAACGTGGATTCTTTGTTGAGTATACGCAAGAATCTATTGATTTTGATAGTGATGCTGACCTCTTAGCTCATATTACTGAAGAATCAGTAGTAGGTGCTAATGAGATAACAGAAGCAGAACTACAAAATGATCTGCTTAACACAGCATCAGGAGACGGTACTACTATGTACATTACTACTGACGCTGATGATACAGAGGTACTTAATGTAGGTACTAAAGCTTCTGTAGATGGTTTAGTTAGGTATAAAGATCTTATGCGTATGTCTATTGCTTTAGATGACAATAAGACTCCTAAATCAACTAAAATTATTTCAGGTTCTCGTATGACTGATACTAAAACCATTAATGGTGGACGTATCATGTATATTGGTTCTGAAATGATTCCTGCTCTACGGGCCATGCAAGATTTACACAGTCAACCTGCTTTTGTTGGTGTAGAAAAATACGCTGATGCAGGTAATGTGTTAAATGGTGAAATTGGCACCATTGACAACTTTCGTATTGTTGTAGTTCCTGAAATGCAATACGGCCAAAATAAGGGTAAGAAAGCAGGAGGAGCAGGCACAGAGATAGATATCTATCCTATGCTTGTTGTTGGAGATGGAGCATTTACTACTGTTGGTTTCCAAACTGACGGTAAAAGTGTTAAATTCTCTATTAACCATAAAAAACCTGGAAGTGAAATTTCAGATTTAGCTAATCCTTATGGCGAAAAAGGATTCTATAGTATCAAATGGTACTATGGTTTTCTCGCTATGCGCCCAGAACGCTTAGGTGTTATCTGGACTAAAGCGGATTAATCATTAAGTAAATGTTCTCCTGCTACTCATTGCAATAAAGTTTTGAGTGGTGGGAGAATTATATAAACTATAAAATAAAAACTATGGATATTGAAAATATGGATATTGAGGATGTTAAAGCAGAATTAACTGGCCGAGGCATCAAGATGCATCATAAAACTAATGCAATTAAGCTCAGAAAAGCGCTACAAGACGATGTAGATAAAAATGATACTAAAGTACCTGTAGAGGTGGAATCTTCGCCTGTACAGCCCGCTAAGGTCGAAAAGAAGTCTGTAAAAAAGTCTACAATGACTTTAGAAGAAAAATGTATGCATCTAAAAAGAATTATAGTCACACCAAATGATCCTGA